AAGAAACCCTAATCAAAGACCTAATGTTATGAGAACAGCTGGATTAACAGATAGAATAGTACAAAGCTCTAGACTAGTACCCAGAACTTGTCAATTAAAAGTTAAAGGTGTGAATGTATGTAATTTAAGTAAAGTACAACAAGCTCAGTTAAGAACTCATCAATCACATCATAGTAAAAAACATATTGAGTCTATGGTAGACCATATGAAGAAAGGTTGGAATTTTAATACATCACATTATATTGCAATGCAAACTGTAGGAAAATGAAACAATTAATTTACATATTATTATTATTATCTTTTACGATAAATGCACAAGATGAAAGTAAGTTTAAAACAGAACTTAAAAAGACTTTCAAGTTTTCTACATTTTATGCTGCAGTAAACGGTGGTACTTCTATTTCAGATCAGAATACATATTCTATATTAGATGGACTTCAAACCGATGTAATAGAAACTCCCTTTGATTATGCATTAACTCTAGGTGTAAGAAAGATACAAAGATTTGGATACGAGAATAAGGCTAATACATTCAAGGATGGTACAGAGTCTTCATACTCTGATGCCGCTACTATTGGACGAACTAAAGGATTTGAGTTCTTATTTGAAGTAGATTACCAAAGAAAGTTTGGTGATACATACATAGATCAGAACCACTTTCTACGATACCTAGCAGACAAATGGGTTGTTAAGGTAGAGTATCTACAAGACGGTTTTGCTGATGTAGAGTATCTAGAGGCATCACAACGATATAGACAAAAGATAGGTAAGAGATTTTCACTTACTGCAGGGGCAGCACAAAGGATATCCGAACCATATGGTTATGATCCTTTAGCTGAGTGGGTGTTATCTAATGGAAACATACACTACACAAACCTTGCTTTAGAAGAAGGGTACACCATTGCATTTGACCCAACAGGAATAGAGTATTTATCTCCTAATGGATCTGTTGCAGCTACAAGTACAGAAGTCTGGGAAGAGGTTGTTATACCTCAAGTTATAGATGACTATGTCAAAGCAAGCAAAGATGCACTCCCTGTACAATGGTGTCACTCTCTTGTAATAGGTCTTGATTATTACTACTACACTAAGAAGATCTGGTTACACTCATGGGCAAACGTGCTCCCTTATCACCTTAACACCGGAGGTGAATACTCATATCATAATTTCAATGGTGGTAACTGGATAGATTATTCTGGCGGATTAATCTTTGGATATAAGATTAATAGGAACCTTGGAATCTTTATTGAAGGTAAATACAATAAGTATTGGAATAGAGATTGGCATGACTTCAAGTTTGGAATAAATTATATCATTCTTTAATTTCTAGGTATTTTTTTGTATATTATTATATAACCAAAACCGTATTTATATGAACTGGATAAACAGTTGGCGTGAGGGAAACAAGAAGAATATTGTTGATCTTACATTTAGATTTGGGGTATTAACCCTGTTTGAATTAAATTGGAACCCGAAGAAAAGCTTCAGGTTAATAGTATTAAACTTTGGATTTGAAATATAATGTGTGTATGCCCAATATGTGTTATAGTAGCAGCTGTTGCTATAGTAAGTTATAAGCTAATTAAAACATAATATTATGATGAAAGGATTAAAAAACGTTATGGTCACTGATCAAAGAACTCAGATGACTTTTTGTGCAAGCTGTAAAAGCTGTCCTGCAATTGACATTTCCAAAGACTCAGACAAAGTTATTGTTGGAGGTGATGACGAAGGTTACACTGAGTTCACCAAAGATCAATTTGCTTTGTTTGTGAAAACAGTTAAGGAAGGTATGTATGATAAGTACCTTCCTGAAACTAAAGATTAAAGATGGCAAAAAAGTGGATACAAGATGCAATAAAGAAACCGGGATCTCTAACAGCAGCTGCTAAGAGAGAGGGTAAAAGTATTACAGAATATTGTAAGACACCACCTTCCACTAAAGCAAAACAAAGGTGTAATTTAGCTAAGACCTTAAGAAAAATAGCTAAGAAAAGAAAAAAGAAAGCTTGTGGCGGATCAGTAATGTTTTGTGGTGGAGAATATCATTCACCAGTTAAACAAGCTGTGGGCCCAAATAAAATTTTATAACTATGGCAGCAAAAGGTCCATTAAGAAATATGTTACTTAGACTTTTAGGTAAAAGCAAAAATGTTACTCCAAACGTTACAGGCCCTGTTCCAGGAAGTCTTGATGAAAGCTTTCAAAAATTTGTTATAGAAAAAAACCTATTAAATCAAAAAGGATTTTTTGGACCAGGTGGTTATAGAGGAGGTGTAGATGATTTTCAAAAAAGGATAGACCAATTAAAGCTTAATACAAAACCTAAAATGACTTTGGAGGAGTATCAAAGGAGTATTGATAACTTAAGATTACCAGATAATCCACCAAGTTCAGGTAAACAATTGGATTTATTTAAAGATAAAAAAAAGGGTGGAAGCGTAGGACCAAATGGAGTGTTATGAAAAAACTAATTACATTTTTATTACTAGCACTAACCGCACTAGTTTATGGACAAGATAAAAATGTAAGACCAATAGATGTAGTAGAGAATATAAGTGTATACTTTGTAGATACAGCTTATTATAAGTCTTTGACACTTGACTCACTACATGTAGAAAATGTAACTGAGTTTGTTTATGTATCAAACGCAGTAGCTGACACACTAGTTGTGCCTGTTATAGAATTTGTTGAGAGAGTTACAGTTGATACGCTACACATACACGTACCTGAATGCAGAGTAGAATATGTAGAAGTGTATGTAACCGAAGAATTATTGATGCAGGATACTATTGTAGAGATAGAATTTAAAGATGCACTCATAAGTTCTAACTCAAGAGTTCAAGAGGTTTTAAATAAATCTTTTGGTAATAATATACTATATGATCTTCAAGGTAACGAAATAAGAAGGCCAATGGGAGTTTATGTAGAAAATGGTAAAATAAAATATATAAAAGATTAAACTATGAAACATTCAATGAAAAAAACGTACGGGGGTACAATGAATAAAAAAAAGAAAATGTACGGAGGTACAATGAAAAAAAAGAAAATGTATGGTGGATCCAAAAAGAAAATGATGAAAGGTGGATCAAATGCCAAAATGCCAAAGTCAGTATATAAGAAAGGTGGATCTTCTTCTGAACTTGGTATGATGAGTGTAAATGCTAAAAGAGATAGTAATCCAGATGTTACAAGAACAGATATTATACTAGCAGCCAAAAAAAATGACAGAATGTATGGTGGTATGGCTAATCCAAACAAAGATAAAATGATGATGTATGGTGGTGCTATGTATAAAAAGATGATGAAGATGATGGGTGGCCCAATGATGAATGAAAAAGGAATGAAAGTACCAGGTATGATGAAAGCTGGTGGTGGTCTAAAGAAAATGCCAGGTGGTGGTTTTATGAGAGATGTGGATCTACCTCAAGCACGTATGGGTGGTGTAGGAGGTTTGAAAAGACTAGCTAGTACTGTTAAAAACCTTTTTACAAAGGGGAAAAAAAATCCAAACGTAATAGATAATAAAAATGTGAAGGAAACTCTTTTTCAAGGTGTAAATAAAGAAGGTAAAGGGGTTTTTAAATTAGGAACAGATGGTAATGTATTTACAAAAAAAGATAATGCACTGCCTAATTTTAAAGCAAATTTTGAAAAGGTTCAAGAAATATTAAAGAAAGGGAAAAAATAAATGAGTATATTAAAAAAGATTTTTTCAGGTGCCGGAAGCAACCTGGTAGAATCAGTTGGCGGTGTGATTGATAATTTAGTAACAACAGATGAGGAAAAATTAGAAGCCAAAAGAAAACTAAAAGAACTCATTATGAGTCATGAGGCTCAGATGGAGAAGAACATAACTGACCGTTGGACAGCAGATATGAACTCTGACTCTTGGCTGAGCAAAAATGTAAGACCTATGGTTCTTATATTTTTAATAGTGTGTACTATGCTATTGATCTTTATTGATGCTGGTGCACTTACATTTACAGTAGAAGAGAAGTGGACAGATCTTTTACAATTAGTTTTAATTACAGTAATAGGTGCATATTTTGGTGGCCGTTCTGTAGAAAAATTTAAAAAGAAATGAAAAAAAGAAAAAAAGAATTACCTAAGTATCAAAAAGCAGGTGCAGTATCTAAAATAATCATGAGAATGCTTGGTTATAGTGATGAAGCTGCAGAAGCTGCTTTAAAAAAACAGAAACAAATAAATAGGAAGAAGAATACTACTAAGAAAAAAACTACCACCAATAAAAAGAAGACTAATAAACAATCTTTTCTTGATAAGCAATTTGAGTTTAAAACTCCTAGTTTACGTCAAGCAAATCCACTTAGGCTGATTTACCCAGGAATACCAAGTGCTGCTAGGTTTATTAAAAAAAATCCTCTTGGTACTAGTGCACTTGGCCTTTCTTTAGCAGCATATTTAAGATCCAGACAACCTGGTATTGATCCAGTACCAACTATAGAAGATTTTAATATTCCAAGCAACTTTAGTAATGATTTTAATATAAGTAGAAATACTCAAACTCCAAATGTAAATTTAGATAGTATTTTACGAAATCAAAACATGTTAGATTTTGATAAGAAAGGTGGACGTGTTAAAGCTAGAGGTGGTAAAACAGCTCCAGGTATGAGAAAAAAAGGTGGTGGTCTTAAAATAGACCGCAATGGTAAATACTACAGGTAATGGCGGCTAGAAATACATTTACATTTAGGAGCAATGGTGGCAAGAAAAGAAGAGGTGTCCACAGTAAAAACGCTAGCAAATCTCAAAATGCCTATAAGAAACCCTATAGAGGGCAAGGAAGATAAAAAAGAGGAGACTATTGATCTCCTCTTTCTTTTATAAGTCCTTCAAGAATTATAAGATAGTTTATGGCATCTCCTATTTTTTCTTCTAACAGTTCATCTGTTGGGACTTCTCCGGGACATTTGCTTATAATGGTTTTAATACATTCAAAATGTTTGCAAGCATATTCCCAAGCTACACCTTCTGGTGTATCATGAAAAGAAAAACCTACACCATTTTTAAATGATTGGAATACATCTAGGTCAGTAGCATATTCGTTCATCTTAATAGCATAAGTTTCTCTAGTTTTAGTGAACCTCTGTTCTAGAAGTTCCATGAATTTGTCATAAGTCATGCTTCTTTTTCAAGCTTTCTTAAGACTTCAGGATCAACAATTGGCATGCCGTCCTCATTCACATTATTAGGAACGGTTGGTTCCTCCATAGAAATGATTTTTTCTAAATCCATAAATAAATAATTAAAAATTAAAGTTCTTCACCAAAACATTTTTTCATTAATCTTGTTAATCTTAACTCAATGCTGGTGATTAATTCAGTTAAAGTGGTTAAAACAAATGCTGTAACCCAAAATATTATAATGATAATTAGTAATAAAGAACCACTAATCATCTTAATGCAATTTAATAAAAATTTTCCCATTTTAAAATATATATCTAATTTTATTCCAAGGTATTACGTTATCATGTTCTTTTATAAATGCATCAATAAATTGTTCTTTTAATTTATGTTTGTATCTAACGTTTCTACCTCCATACTGTGATGTTTTACTCTCTTGCAGACTAGGTGTCCACAAATCTATTTCTTGTTTTTCTTTGTGATCTATTAAGTTTTTGTAATGTTTATTCTTGTTATGTGTTAAAAATATACACTCAGCATAAACACCTTCTTCATATCTTACATTGTTATTTATTAAAGCAAATAACTCTTCATAGTCATCTAACCAGCCTTCATAAACTAATATGGGACTAAAGTTAATATGAACATCATATCCTGCTTCTTTAAACTTATCTATTGCTTGTACTCTTTCTAATATTGTTGATGTATTGGGTTCATGTAATGCACGTTTCTTTTCAGGCATCATGCTGAACCGTATTCTAATCTTCTTGTTTGGATTGTATTTAAGTAATTCTTTGTTAACATATTTAGTTGCAAAGCTTCCCATTATATCTTCATTATATTTGAAAAAATCAAATATAAATTGCCAATCATGGTACTTACAATGAAGAGCAAAGTCTTCATTACAACTAATATCATATGTAATGTATTTTGGATGTGTTTGATTTGGTTTTTTTGTTTCTAGTTTTGCAAATATAGAATGGTTGTTTATCTCTGTAAGTATTTGGTTTGCATTTGTTGCTATTGATAATCCTTCAGGCTTGTGCCTTTTCATATAACAATATGAACAATCATATAAACATCCCCAACCAAAGCTTGGAGATATAAAGTCTGTAGATCTACCCGAAGGTCTAATCTTCAGACTTTTTCTAATATCTCTAGTGACTAATGTCATATCTTCCACTCTTCAAATGTGTCATAATCTTGCGCTTCAAGATCTGCAAATACTCCATCAGTAGTATCAATTGTAGGTGTAACCCAAGTTGTATCTTTCTGATGCAATCCTGCTTGACTTAATAACTCTGCAGTCATGAACTCATGAAATCTAACTTGATCACTCATCCAGGTACGTGGATGGGACTTCTTAAAAGAATGTGTAACATGATTATAAAATGTCCAAGCATTATTAAGATCAGCTGAATAATGATATGATGGATCTTTCATCTCTGCTTTTATAACAGAAACTTGTGATGCATCAATAATCTCTTCATCTAAGAATAATCTTCCAACTAGTTCTGCCTGATTCTTTTTAGGTAGAAATATTTGTCTCATTTTATTCTTATCATCAATCAACTTATCAAAATATTTATTAGCTGACTTAATTTGTGAACTTATTTGAGTATGAATATCATGATCTGCTTTACCTGTATGTTTTCTAGCATAGTTTGCCATGTCTCCACATAACATACCATTGCTACATACATTTACGAAAGCTCCTACAGCACACTGAAACCGTGTACTTTTATCATAAGAGTTAGTCCAGGCAAACATCATGCCCATTTCTTCATCTTTGGTAGATGCAAGGTGATATACACCCTGCGCTACCTTTGCATTCATATTAGCTCTATAAAGCTCTTTTGTGATTCTAAATCCATTATTGTCTAATAGAGTTTTAGTTGTCTCTATAACATCTTTATGAGGAATAACTGTATAAGTTTTTCCATGATTAGGTAGTGGAGCTGCCACTAAAAAATCTTTTGTAGTATTTATTGGTCTTGTGTATCCCATAATTTGTTGATTTTAATGCCAGAGGGGAGCCATGCACGAACGAAATCCTTGGCTCCCTTGGACTTTATGAATTATAACATTACAAATATAATAATAAAACTTATTGAAACAATAACAATTGATTATTTTTTACACCAATTATGTTATTTATTTCTTTCTCAATTGCATTTAGATAATATTTCTCATTAATGTCATAGTCTGACCACTTTTTATTTTCTATCTTATTCATTACAGTTTGGACCCATTGCCCAGACTCTAACTGTATTTCTCTCTTATCATTCTTATTTATCTTAACTATCTTACAACCTTTATTTGAAATATAATATCTATTAATTTTTTGCAATTCATCTTGTTTAGCAACACCTTTATCTACATATATAGCATGTTGCCTCCATGCACCTTTAGATTTTGCTCCTATACAATAATCAAGAATATTTCTATTATGTTTTATTGTAAATTCTGGTAAAGTTCCATCAACAAAGTAGGCATACAATGCTTTTGGAATGATCAGTTTAGATTTGTTCTTGTGAAGGGCTAACCCCTCAAACTCAAATCTACCTTTACATTTAGCTTTACCGTTAGTATCCACTGCTATATAGTTATTAACATCAGCTAACACTAGTTTACTGTACTGATCATGCTCAAGATTAAGACCGGTTATCTGTTCCCATTCTTTACAAACTTCCATATAAGTATCTATATACTCACGTGGTATGATAGTTTCTACACCATCAGTATTTTGCATAAGTGCTACAGCATCTGGTATTCTTGTCATAATCATTTCATACAACATCATTAGTGTAAGTTGACCATTAACAGTAATAAACATAGTAAACTGAGGATCATATAGAAAAGAGTTCTTATCATTACTCAACCCGTAAGTTGAATTTAAGATAATTTTATATACATAGTTCATTGGATCACTCTTTGGTATCTTCTTTCTTTCATCAAAGAACCATTGATATAATTCACAAAACTTTTCTTTAGGTATATGAGCTGGTGCGTACTTATTAACAATAGCTAAGTTAGGATAGAAACTGGTAACATCAGAAGACATTATAACTTTATCAGTATCAGACTCATATACTCCAGGTTTAGTAGCACCATGAGCACCACCTAGTCCAAAGTCAGTCTTTACACCTTGATATATAACAGAAGATTTAAATCCTCCTTTAGTATAATTAGGATTTATTTCTACAGTTTTAAATCTTTCTAATAAATTTTTAAACTCAGATGTTTCAAACTTTATATAGTCTAATATAAGATCCTTAACTTTAATTACATTTCTAAATGTTCTTAACTTCTTAACTTCATGTCTTGGCATATCTAGTTCTTTACTAAGGTAGTAAGCAAAGATCTCTTTACTTATCCTTGGTTCAGATGCACTAAATAGATTGATATCATATCTCTCAGTTAAGTTCTTTCTTAATGCAATCAAAGGTTTACATCTATTAAAAACTTCTTTAGTAGCTTCTACATCATTAATACAGTATTCAATAACTAAATCTAACTGATCCTGTGTATTTATCTCTGTATCATGGTGTATAGGCATGTCTAAGATATTATCCCAGTCCATAGTATACTCTATCCATTTAAGGC